ACAAAAAAGTTTAATTATTTGTTGCAAGCGTTTGTTCCATGCATTACATTCCGTTTCGTAGAGAGAAGAAGTGAGATTGGAATGAGCGAACGGATGAAGTGTCTGGCGTTGCAACTGCATGGCGCTAAAGAAAAGAAGCAAGAGGTCGAGCGACATATCAAGTCGGTTGAACGCGAGCTCCTAGACCAGAAAGAAGTAAGTCAACTTCTACTCCCCCTGAACAACGAAGGCGGCGAAAGAACACAGAACGGCGTAACTGTTGAGATCAAGCGTGAACACGTTTGGGATCAGTTTTTGTTGGATGAGATTCTGGAGTCAATGCCACGAGAATCGTGGCCCTCGTTTGTAGCCCAAGTTACGAATTACAAGGTAGACATGCGCGGCTTCACTGCGTGGGCTATGGCTCACCCAGAAGAAGCTGGGCGTTGGCATGCCTGTCATTCGATCAAGCTTGGGAAAGAGCGGGTCAAGTCAATTGACCCAGATAAACTTAACCAACCAGAAGAGGAGGTGTAACTTTGAGTTTACTCAATCAAGTTACCACCCATCGGGAGATCAATCCTGATGTGACCATGCCCCCTGTACGGATGAACATCCAAGGTACAGATGGTATTGGTAAGTCCACGTTTGGAGCGAACGCTCCTGACGCTATCTTCATACAAGCGGAAGACGGCCTGTCTTTTATCAACGCTGCACGGTTTCCCCAGGCGAACACTTGGGAAGAGATCTTGGAGCAGGTGAAGACGCTGGCCATGGAGGAGCATGGGTACAAGACAGTTGTCTTGGATACTACTGATGCTGCAGCCAAGCTTGGTGAAGCGAACGTCTGTGAGAAGAACGGTTGGTCATCGGCGGCAGACCCCAAAGCAGGATACGGCGCGTTTTACGTTGCCGAAGAGAATGCTTGGTTGAACCTGTTGAATGGCCTGAACGTATGCTTCCAGCAGTGTGGCATGAATGTGATTCTATTGAGTCACGTTGCATCTAAGTCGTACAAGGATCCAGAACTGGAACCCTATGATCGATGGGAGATGCGGTGCAACAAGAAGGTGAATGCCCTGATCAAGGATTGGGTAGACTTCAACTTGTTTGCGAACTACGAAACCACCTTGATTAAAGATGGTCAGAAGGCTCGCGGTGTGAGCTACGGCAACCGAGGTTTGTTTACCAAGTTTGCTGCAGCGTATGACGCAAAGTCTCGCTTAGATCTTCCGTCGAAGATCGAATTCTCTTGGCAATCTTTTGCAGATGCTTATGGCGCTGCTCTTGGTCTGCCAGTAAACAATAACGAAGCCGCATAGGAGGAACCATGGGCTTATTAGATCAAGGTATCGATGTCAGTAACATCGATGAGTCAGGAGGCGGGGTATCAGAACCCATGCCAGCTGGCGAGTACACCCTAGCTGCGGCTGTGTACAGCGAGGAGACTTCAAAGGCGGGTAACGCTTACTTGAAGGTCGAGTACAACGTCGTTGGCCCTAGCTATGCAGGTCGTAAGATCTGGGAGAACTTCACACTTACTCACCCTGTAGGGCTGGGACGGTTGAAGTCTTTCATCAATGCGACAGGTGGTGATGCAACGCAGACTGTCAACACTGACATGATGCGTGGAGCCATGGGTAAGCAGTTCACTGCACAAGTGGCCATCGAAGAAGGCAACAATGGTTACGCAGCTAAAAACAAGATCTCTTCTTTCAAGAGCGGATCTGCTCCTGCGACTGCGCAGCCACAGGCACCACAACAGGCACAGGCAACCCCTGCGCCTGGACTGAATACCGCCAATGTAGATTGGAGCGGTTGATGATTAGGGCATGGGATTCATCACCCATCCTGCGCGTTCCCGTCCGCGTGCCCGAAGGCGGGACTTACTTAAACCCTAAAGCAAAAAAGGAGGCATCATGCCAAACGTAGTAACACTTGAAGAAATGCAGCAATCAGTGCTGACCACTAAAATCCAAGGCGTCTCGCCTTTCATTCAACATAAGTGGAGTGAGAAGGCTGTTCAGATGATGAAGGATAAGCACGCTGGTGTGCGTGTGAAGAATCGTGAGATACGAGATCCAGAACAAGAGTTCAGGGATGCAGCGTATGTTTGCGAAGATGGTCGGTTCGGTTTTCCTGCAGGTGGAATCAAGGCTTGTTTGATTGGCGCGGCTCACAAAGACATTGGTCTTGAAAAGACACTGTTGCGTAAGTCGCTGTTCATTCTTCCTGATGATCCAATAAACAACCTCATTGCTCTTGAGACGGATGATCCGTTGATGCGCGAAGACATTGTTCGTATTGGTATGGGATCTACTGATCTCAGATACCGACCTGAGTTTCGCAACTGGAGCATGGTTCTGAACTTTGAGTTTGATGCTCAATCGTTGACTCAAAATACCATCCTCAACTTGATTCAGCGTGCTGGATTCGGCGTGGGATTGGGCGAATGGCGTCCTGAGAAAGGTGGCGAGTATGGTCGGTTTGAAGTGGATACAAGCTTCAGCACAGTGATCATGCCTAAGACTCAGTTTGTGGAGGAGCGCAAAGCAGCATGAACCCCACATACACTGAGGTGAAGTGGAAGCGAGGGTCTGTCTTCAAGGCAGACCCCGCTCAAGCTTTGAAAGAAATAGAGGCGTTGAATCTCAAGTACAACGGGTTCGCACCTGATGGTGCGCTCGTTAAGCATGCGAAAAGCAAACGCTCTGTTCTTCATCACGAATTTGAGTGGGACGATTCTGTTGCTGGCCACAAGTATCGGCTGCAGACAGAGAAGAAGATCAAACGATCTTTGGTTGTCGTGACCGACCACATGGTTGACAAAGAATCTAATCCCATTGAGGTGCGTGTGTTTACAAGCGCCCTGGTGAGTGATGAAGACAATGCGCAACGGCGTGTTTATATGAACACGTTTGACATGTTGGAAGATCCATACGGCAGACAGCAGCTTCTTGAACAAGCTAAGCAGGAGCTCGAGCAGTTCAAAAGAAAATACGAAATGCTCAGCGAGCTTTCCTCTGTAATGAAACCAATAGAATTATTCATTAGTGAATATTGATTTGGCAGGTGCGGTAAGTTCTGTTCGGTCCAGGCGGGTTCGGGTTAGGTGTTGCGGGGTTAGGCCGGGTAAGGCACGGCAGGTATGGCACGGCGGGGTACGGTTGTTTGAGGTCGGCTGGGACGAGGTGGGGCGAGGCCCGGTTTGGCAGGTGCGGTAGTTCAAGGTTCGTTCTGGCGAGGGATGTCTCGGCGAGTTGAGGCATGGTTTGGCAGGTCAGGTTTGGCGAGGCCCGGTTGGGCAGCACTGGCCATGGTTAGGCTCGTTCGGGTATGGCAGAGCGTGGTACGGCAGGTTAGGCGGGGCAAGGACGGCCTGGGTTGGGTACGTTGAGGTACGGCAAGATATGGTCAGGCAAGGCAGGTCAGGTACGGTTGGTTAGGTCGGCGGTACGGTTGGCTATGTCTAGGTTTGGCGAGGCGAGGCGAGGCGAGGCAAGGCAGGTGAGGAAGATTTTAAACCCAAAGCAAGGAGATGTTATGAAAACGGAAACTAAAGACCAGTTGCGAGCGAAGATCAAAAAGCTTGAAGAGAGCAATGAGATTTGGGCCAAAGCTCATGAGCGAATTAGGCAGTCGCTTGTTGAAGCAAACCACCAGTTGCATGCGTGCCAAGTGGCTGACCCAGAGTTTGCAGACAAATACAAAGTTGTCGATCCTGAAAACGCTTACTGGATGGAGAATGCAGAAGCTCTGATAGAGATCTCTACTGGTCACATGTTTGAAGCAGAACCTGTCCGACAACGTGTCTGCACGGTACCCATTCCCCTTTTGATGAACAATTGGAGATGGGATAGTGATAAAGAAACTCGTGAAGAAAACGATGCGCGGCGGGAAAAAATGTTGTCGGAAAGTTTCGGCAAGGTGTATCAGTTTGCACGATCGATCACCGAGTTGTACTCCAGCGTTGGTGGCTGGCCTGACGATGAAATCATCGTGGACATTAAGTTTCAAAACATTGAGGGCATGTGATGAAAGACACCGAAACCATTCACAGCGACATCCCTCTCCCAATAGAGAAGCGTGGTAAATCTTCTAGGTGGGACAAGTTTGTTGGCATCGAAGTTGGTCAGTGTGTGTTTGTGGATAGCCGTAAAGAAGCTAACTCATTGAAGATTTACTTATCTAGGCACGGCATGAAAGTGGCAACGCGCAGCGTGGATGGTCAATTCGGGGTTTGGAGAGTGGCTGATGAGTGATCACGCAGGTCTGATCAATGGCTCTACTGAGGAACCGTTAAGCATCAAAGATGACATGGTCAATCACCCCGGACACTACGCGAAGGGCGGTGGCATAGAGTGCGTTGAGGCAATCAAAGCGTCGATGTCCTCTGACGCCTTCAAAGGGTATCTTAAAGGTAACGTCATGAAGTATGTCTGGCGTTATGAAAACAAAGGCAAGCTAGAAGACTTGCAGAAAGCCAACGTCTATTTGGGTTGGCTGATCAAGGAGGAAACTGATGGATCATCATGAAGAGTTTGATTTCAGCTGGCAGAGCGAAGAGCACGAAGTTGCGGCAGAGGCACTGGCGTTGTTTGTGAAAGCGATGAGAAAGAGAGACATCTCAGAAGATGTTTTGATGGAAGTTCTTTTTGTCGCCGCGTTTACATATCACCTGCACTTTACTGATCGTAGCTCCCTTCGCAGGTTGGTTGATGACGGCATGCTTGCAGTGGTGGATCCTGATTCATCAACAGAGGAAAGGATATGTCATTAAATGAAAACCAACACGCCGTAAGAGAACAGGCTGTGCTTCGTATCTTACATCGTCACAACCTATCACCGTGGGCCAGAACGTACTGGGCACGCACTTATTCAGGACTAAAGAGGGCCAGGCATGCAGCTAAGGTATTACCAGCAGGACGCCATTGATGCGGCGTTTCATTGGTTCGACACTCAAGATACGAACCCGTTAATTGTTTTACCCACAGGCTCTGGCAAGACAGTTGTCTTTGCCTCAATGATCAAGAAGATCTTTGAAGACAATCGTGACAGCCGTGTGCTGATCCTTGCTCACAGGCAGGAACTGATTGGCCAGGCTAGGGATAAGCTATTATCTGTATGGCCTCATGCACCGTGCGGCATACTCG